ACCAACATTAATTCCTTCTAAATCAAAACTAGAAGTATGGTATGTTACATTTTTTAAATGATTTGATTGATAAGCCCCAAATTTCATTGTACCAGCATAATAATTTGATGAAAAATGAAGATATTTGCCTTTAGATTCGTCTACTTCTCTTCCTATAAAAATATTCCAAAAATCTCCATTGTACATAGGAAAATTAGTTGTTGAAGCTAATAAAGCACTACCTGTGTATAAATCTAATTTACCATATTGTGTTGAATCTCCTGAAGAAGATATATCATTTCCTACATAAGGAGTTAAAATTAAATGGGGATGAAATCTTCCATTATTACCAACAGATGATCCTGATAAAGTAAATAAATGATATTGATTATTTGATCTTGTAGGTTTAATTCTAAAAGCTACTGTTTTTGCGTTTTGATTGCTTTCTTCAGTAGTAGTAAATTTTTCTGTCTCAGAAGAATGCCATCCAGTTTTTAAAAAATATCCATTATTACTTGAACTTCCATGTAATGATAAAGATGATTTATCATAACTAAAAGTTTTATATTTTGTTTTATCTTTTACAGGTCCTCCATATTCTTTTACATTTAAAATAGTTGAAGGTATTCCATAACAACTCATTAAAGCTCTTAAACCTCTTTCTGTTCCCTTTGTTTTTAAAAGATAAGGAGCATTATGATATAAACGTTTCCAAACTTCTTTAGTTATATCTCCTTTAGGAATTGAAGACATTGAAGCTGTTACTAATGATTGATTTTTAGGTGTATCATAATGTAAACTTCCTGTTGATCCTTCTCCTAAAATATATTCAATTAAATTTGCATTTTCAAATTGATCAAATGTTTCTAAACCTAAACTTTTTAAAGTAAAATAAACTAAATCTTTTGATACACCTTGTGTGTGGTGGGTATTATTTATTTCTGTTATGTGTTTTATATGTGTCCAAATATGATCAAAATGTTGTCCTATCATATGTGTAAAAGTTTGATAAAAATCATTATCTACATTATCTACAATATGTTTAGGGACTAAATTTATTAATCCATATTCATTTCCAAAATCAAATAAAGAAGCTGATAATAATTGTCCTCCATAATAAGAATTATTACTGTTTTCACTTCCTAACCAAGTTAAAGCAGTTGAAGATGATATTGAATGAAGAAGAGGTTTACTTGCACTAGTTATTTTTGGCCAAGAAAATATATTAGATCCTGTTTCATAATATAAAAACTGTTCATATCCATCAAGTCCTTTTATTAATTTAGTTTTTTTATCAACAAGTGTTTCTTTATTATTTAAAACAACAGCAGGAGTAGTAGTTGTAATATTTTCTATTTCTCCTATTTGTCTATTATATAATTCAATTAAACTTAATTTATATTCAAAGTTTTTTAAACGTTCAACAGCACTACCAAAATGTATAAAATTTTCAAAATGATAAGGAATATCAGTTGTTTCTGTACTTGATGATATAGGTCTTATATAATCATAATTTATTTGAGGTATTTCTTTATTTTCTAATTGGTTTAATAAATGTTGATAAGATGAAGTTGCACTATAAGTTAATAATTCATTATAATTTTTATAACTTGAAGGTACTGAATTATTTAATCTAACATCTATTTTAAAATTAGGTCCTTGTAAAGGAATAACATCTCCTTCATCTAAAAAATCAGGTTCTCCTAAATCAACAGTCATTGATATAGGATCTATTACAGCTTCAACTATTTTAAATGTTGAATTTGTTGTTATAGAAGAAGGTAAAGGATCTAATGTTTTTATTAATAATTCATGTTTATTAGAATTTTTATTTAATAAAATATTTATTCCTACAATATTAATATTAGATCCAAAATTTAAAATAATACCTTTAAAATACGATGATGTTTCAATTTCTGATATAAATAAATTAATTGCTTTATCAAATTCAGAATTATTTATTAATGGAGTTATTGATCTAATTTCTCTACGAGTAGAAGATATTTCTTTAATATTAAAGGAATTAGAGTCTAAATTAAATACCTTATTTCTTTGAATATTTAATCTAATTTTATATTTACCTGCTATGTAAGCTCTATCATTTAATATATGAATAGGATCAATATGAATATGAGATGGTAATTCTGGTTTTACTCCTGTAGATGGAGAAGGTTTTGCAGTTACCCATACCATTTGTTCTCCTGTGTTAAAATAATAACCCTCTCTAGAACCATTAGGTCCAGGAATATATTCTCTTTCTCCTGCTCCTTTTGCATCTGGTTTAACTATTCTTGGTTCTTTAGTTGTTGCAATTAAAGGAGTTGAAGGAGAGGTTTCTTCAGGTTCATCTAAAATATAATCTGTAAAATTATTTTCTGAATATAAAAGATTATCATTAATATCATAGATATGTAATTCTACGTTGTCTTCTCTCCTACCAAAAGTTTTTTTAATTACTTTTGATTGTAGGGAATCAATTTTTAATAATTGTTCCGATGATATGTCTGTAATTTTAGCCATTATTGATATTCTTCTTCAAATTGTCTTTCATCAAATCTATTTATCATCATTATATTTGTATTTAAATCATCTAAATTATTAATAGGAGGACCTGCTAATATACCCGCTATACAACCACCACTTACTCTTACAACAAAATCCTCATTTGGAACATTTTTCTTTCCCGCTCTTCTTTTTATAAGTTGTAAAGCTGGATTACTATTAAGTTGTCTTCTTCTACCTGATTGCATATAATAATCTATTTCTGTGTTTGTTGCTCTAACAACAGATCCATTTTGGAAATAATTGTGTTCTTCTTCTACGGACCATATTTCATCTTCTATTTCTTTTAATTGATTTCTTAATTCTGCTATATCATTATCTTTAGAATTTATAGGTTGACCAGCATATCTTATACTTTCTTGTATTATATTAAAATGAGAGTGTTTTTTTCCCTCTTTTATTATATCATAAAATAAATAATTATAAGCATCAAATAATTCATCTATTGTATATTTTTTTAATATAAATTCATTAAATTCTTCATCTAAAGAATCATAAGCATTTGTAGCTCCATATATAGTTTTATTTAATTCTAATCTTTCCATATTATTCTAAACCATATTCATCCCAATATTCATAAGGAATATAAAAACCTCCTTCTGTGGTTGGAAATCTTCTTGCATAATTATTTTCGTATGCTAGATCTAATTCATCCATATCGCCAAAAAAGGAACTTGCTGCTGAGTTAACTGAAGATTTACATCTATCATTACTTAAAGAACTATAACCTTTATAATCTTTATCTAAAACTACAAAATAAGCTCTCATTTTTCTAAACATAGCTGAATTTCTTCTTCCTACATTAACTACATAACGTGTTGTTTCTGCGTCTCCATCCCACCATTTATAGATTTTTTTGGAGTAGGTATATCCTCCTTCTCCACCATAATAACCACCACTCTCTGAATCTACCATATTATCAGCATTTTCAGCTTCACTCCATGCCCACGTCTGATTATAAAAAGCATTATTTGGATCGTTTAATACTTGTTCCCATAATCTATCAGGTATAGCAGATTTATAAGAACCATCAGCTGGTCTTTGATCTCCATAACCATATCTTTGATACATTCGAGTACCATAATTACTATATTTTGGTTCTACGTAATTAGGTAATGAAGTTGCTGCTACAAGTGGTGTATTTACATATTTAGTAGGTTCATTATCAGGATGGACATAATCAAATCTTATATATCCCTGTATGTTAAATATACCATCCTCATCTCCTGCAAGTTGGGCTTCAAGAAATGCATCATCAGAATTTAAATCTGGATTGTCTTTTCTATAATAAGCCCTAATAGTTTCACCTGGACTAAAATTTCTACCTTTAATTGTAGTACCATTAAGTACCCAATAATTTATATGACAATAATCTCTTAAATCATGATCTATTGAATAATTTTCTGGTTGTACTTCATTTGGGTTATCCGTTTCTATCCCCTCTAAACAAGTTAAGTCAGCCGCATAATAATCTAATATATCAGCTAATGATATATCTATTTCTCTATCTGGACCCGAAGGTAAATTAAGGTCTCCTTCCTCTGTTATATCTCGTCCTGTTTTAATATAATTTAAATCAGTTGTATGTACTTTTTCTAATATATCAAGATCTTTATCTCCTAAAAGTTCGTTTTTATCAGCATCATAAGTCATGTTAGTAAATCCTGCTGCTCTTTTTGCTATTTTATAAACATCATAACTTTTAAATTCTCTTTTCATTCCTTCTTGCATAACCCAAATAGGAAGACCTTGGGGAACACCATCTATAAATTCTGTGTCAAACCCATGTGTACGTAAAAAAGTACCATTAGGATAAAATATATTTTCATTAGTAGTTGAATTTTGTTTTAAATTAAGTTCTTCTTCTTTTAATTCTAATTCTTCTAATAATTGTTCTATTTGTGCATCTCTAAAATCTATATAATTATTTAAATAATCTTGACTTTGATTTATAAAAAATTCATGTGATTTATCTCCTTTTTTAGGAATGTTATAAAATAACTCTTTATAAATATTAAAAAATTTTTGTATTGAAATTTTATCTTTAGATTTTATAAGTTCAGAAAAAGGGCTATTAATTATATCATTAGTTTGTTTATTATTATAAGATTTTTTATTTAAAGTTATAATAGCTTTTTTATCTTTAATTTTTGATTTTTTAAAAGCTAATTTTATTTTTTCAATTTTTTCTCCCTTTAAAAATGTTTTATTTTTAATTGATTTAGGAAGATTTTTCTTAAATTTAGGTGATCTAAATGATTTATTAGCTGTATTCCATTTTATATTTTCAGGTTTAACAGCCATTATCTAACTACTTTAAAATGATAATCATTATCGTATATAGTAGTACCATCATTATTTTTATGTTTAAATAAAATACGATAGTATCTTTCTGGTTGTAAACCTTTCATGTATATTTTAAAATACATTCCTTCTGAATCAGCACTCATTTTTGTAAAATCATCATCAAAAGGGATAACTTCTTCTTCAGTGTAAGCATCTCTTACACTATAAAAAGAACTTGTTGTAAAAAATCCTGCATTTAAGAAATTTGACGTTGTTGAAAATGTTCTATTAGGATATTTATCTCTAACATGAATTCTAAGAAGAGCTTCATCATTTTGATTAAATTCTTGTTTATTTTTATATAAAGTTACATTTAAACTTCCACTTTTTTTAGATATAGATTGTTTAGTATGTATACTATCATCCCATTTAAAACATAATTTTGGAGGATATATTGTGTGGGTGTCAACTGAAAAATATTGCATTTCACCAAAACTACTTGATGTATTTTCTTCTACTGAATCTGGGTGTTTTATAATAAAACCATTATTAATTACACCTGTTGGGTAAGTATCACCTGCAAATAAACTTGCTGAATGTTTTTGAACTAAACAAGTTACATCCATATTTATATCTAAACTTACACCATTTAAAAATTGTTGAGAAGCTTGAAAACAACTACCTGTGTACCAACTTCCTCCTCCTTTTTCTAATCCACTTCCTGATAAAATTGATCCTGTTGTTCCTGGTTGGAAACTTGATGTTGGCCATGGTGTTTGAGTTGTGCTATTATCTCTATAAACCCAAGTTGCCCCATTTGAACTTGTAGGTAAATTTGAATATCTTCCAGATCCCTCATGCCATGATTGAGATACGAGAAAAGTTTCTATATTTAAAATAGATGTTAAAGCTACTGGTTCTACAGTAGTTAATTGAAGGTTAGCTTTTGTTGTTCCATCATTAAATTTTGATGAACCAATTGTATCTGAAATTATTGTTTTTATTTCATCACTTTTAAATTTAATAAGAATTCTTGAAGGGTAATGTCTTGAATTAGTAGTTCCTCTTTCTTTTACAAGTTCTAAGATTTCATCTCCTCCTGTGTTCATAAAAGTTCTATCAGGGTGACTATATAATGTTGTGTCTATTTCGGGAAATATTGAGTAGTATGCCATTTTAATAAGTTGTTACACGTCCTTTAATGTCAGTGTTGGGGAATTTTAATTCAAATATGCTTGGATCTAATGAAGGATATATTACTCCTTTTTTAGTAGCTCCCATAAAATCATATTTATATTGTGAATAACCTAATAAAGTTCCATTTTCATTTTTTAGTTCTACTTTTTCTACTGTTTGTACTCCTATTACTCCTGCTATTAAGTTTTCTATTTCAGATATTATAATAGGTTGATTTACTTGCCATTTATCTATATTAAAATATTCTTTTATTTCATTTATACAATTTATTACTACTTCTTGATTATTATAATTCTTAAAAGTTGTAATTTCAAAATTAAGAGAAAAATTAATTATAAATGCGTTTTTAATATTAATAGCATCTGTTAGCATTCTATATTGTTCTAAATAAGTTGCTAAGTTTGTTTTTGTTGCTTGATTTAAATTTGTTAAATTTTTATTAGAATTATATCCTAAAGTATATAAATTTAAAGCTAATGGGTTTGGAATACGATTAGGTTCAGTTGTTAAAGGAGAGATTTGATCATCTTGTGTTATATAAGCTTTAGCTACTCTACCTAATTGTGAAGGCATAGATAAAGTTCTAATTAAATAATCATCTTTTGTTACAGTTCTTTGTTGTGCATTAAAATTAGCCATTGCATTTTGTCTAATTTCTTCTACACTTTCTCCTGCTCCTCCACCTCTTGCTGGTTCTATATTATTAACTGCTATTGATTTTTGTACAAATCCAAGCATTCCTGAATTTAAATTAACTCTATTTGAAGATAATAAAGTTCTTATTTCTGTTATAGTATTTGCATTAACATTTGCCTCTAATCCTCCCCCTACAATATAAGTAATTGTTAATGTTGTATTTGCGGGTGTTTCTCCATAAGCTTTAGTAAATAAAAAGTTTGAAGGATCATAAGCTACATCTAATTTACTTCTTCCATCCTTAATTCCTAATCCTATATTACTAGGATCTGGTATTATACTTGAATCTGTTTTATCTGTTGAACCAGGTCCAAACTGAATTTCTAAAGTATTATCTGTTTTAAAACGAGATACAAATCTTTTTGGTACTTTTTTTATTTTTAAAAGATAAGGTGTTTGTTGATTAAAAGCATGTAATTCAGGATCATTTGCTGCATTATTTGTTACTTGTTCAAAAATAGTATCTTGAGCTAAATAAGGAACTTCTGTCCAATTATTTCCATCTGAATCTACTATTTTTTCAATAGAAATAATATTAGGATTAAAAATATTTAAAGTTTTAAATTGTTCAGCATTACCTATAGTAAAAGTTTGAGTTAATTTTTCTCCGGATATAGCTTTTACAGATTTTTTTAATAAAAAATATTCTGGGTTATTAGAACTATCATACTGATAAATACTAACTGTTGTAGGATCAAAAGAAGAAGAAAAACCAAATCTTGTATCATCTGTTGTATAAAATGTAGGTCCTTCTGTTGATGCAAAAGTAGAATTTGCTTCAACGTTTAAAGTATAATCATAATCAGGTAAATATTCTCCTCCTATATTTACAGAAGGAACTAGTTGAAACATTTCCAAATCTACTGATGCTGCTGATGTTACTTTAGGTTTATATCCTAAAGCATAAGATAAATTATATAGATTTTCTTTTTCTTGAGCTAATAATAAAAAAGATTCTCTTAATTGTGTATCTGTATAAAAAGATAAAACATCACCTACATAAGCTGACATTTCTAAAAACATCATTCCAGGATTACCCTCACTAAAATCATTAAAGTTATTAGGAAAATAAACCTCTGCAAATTCCATTAATTGGTTTTTAAAAGAATTATAATCTTTACTTAGATATTTTACATCTTTATCTTGACTTTTATTTGATACTTTTGAATATGCCATTAGTTATTAAAATTTAATTGTATTGCATCTACCTCTTGGTTTGATTTAATACTATATATTATCTTTATAAATATTATATGTTCATTATCTGTTGTATCTATTATAGTGTCTACTAATGATATTTCAGGTATATAAAAATTTATTTGATTATTTATATTTTCATTTAGATTATCTTTATTAATATTAGGTTCAAAAAGATAATGTTTTAATCCTACTCCAAAATTAGGTTCATTTATTCTTTCTCCTGCTTGTGTTAATAATAAATTTATAAGATTAGACTTTACTTGTTGTTTTAAGGTTTGAGTTCCCTTAAACATATTAGTATCATCTAAAGGAAAAGCAACCCCAATACTAACATTTTTGTTAATATCTAAAGGACTTATTCTTCTTGTAGAATTTATTATTGGCATTTATTAATTTCCTTTTTTCTTAGCTATTGCTTTCATTAAACTACTATAATCTTTTGTTACTGCGTTTGCTACTGATTCAGGCATACCTGCTGTATCCATTGGTAATGGGGCTCCTGTTGCAAATGGTTGTGCCATACTTATAGGCGAATTTCCTGATTCTGTATTGGTGTCTCCTTGTGCTGTTTCATTTAATAAATCATTTAAAGAACTATTAGATGTATAATTTTGGTTTACTATTTGTTTTTTAGATACAGGATTTGATCCCATAATTTTTTCTTTTAAAGAATTTTTTGTTACTTTAGGGACTTCAACTATTCTTTCTTTATGTTCTATAATAGTTGGTTTTAATTCATCACGTAAATCTTCTTTAAGTGTTTTAATTTCTCTACGTAACGCATAATCGATTTCTTCTCTAACTACTTTTCTAA